GGATAATTCTCAATATGCTCTTTTGTTATTTTAAATATAATCATAATCTACTCCCATTCTCTAACCGGTGCATCCATAACACCTTTGATGTACCCTACAGGTACAAAAATTATAAGTATTCTCCAGCCCATGAACTTGACCGGTAGTTGTTTGTTCCAAACAAAGTCTGTATTTTTGCTTGTGTCTTTCTTTTCAACGTAGACACTCATGTGAGTGCTCGTGTCATCACTCTCTTTACGAACAGTAAAAGCATTATCAGTGCAGTCTACCATCTCTTTCATGAGTGCCTTCTTAACCTCTTCCTCCGAAGCTTTATCTCCAGTCCAATAGATGTGTGCCATCTTTACCTCCTCTGTAAATGTATAACATCTCCTTCCATTTTAATGTCCTCTTATCTCGGTACTTCCCTGTCATCCAGTGAACCCAGAAGTACTCCGGCTTTAGTGCTTTTTGGACAATAATCCCAAGGCCAGCCAGATGCCTCCCCACTACCAGATCACCGACTTTCATCGACAGCCTTCAGGTGATTAGGGGCTTCAAAAGCGACCTTTGGCCTATTTCCATTAGACCACTTTACGCATATTTTATCACCTAAGATATGCAATATGGTTCCAACTCCTAAGGCAGGTTTCCATCTTCTTGTAACTTTATCTCCAACTTGCATATCACTCCTCCTTGTTAGTTAATACAATATAGTTTCTCATACATAAAGCGGCACATGCTGTGCATAATACCACCATTAGCCACCTACCCATGAGGTAGCCGTTCAGTGCGAACCAAACATTTAGCATAAAACAAAATAAACTAAAGTTTGGATGATTTAAATATTTCATATCTTTCCTCCTTCTCTTATCTATTATCACTACTTGTTAAGTTTGTCAAGGAAATCAACGTCGATTAAATGACATTTATTTGATTCTACCCATTGAACCCTGCATACCATCGTTTGTCCATAGCGAGCAGACTTTACCAAAACAATACCATAGAACCCATGTTTCCTGTGCTTGACGAGATCTCCAGCTATCAGTTCCATTCATCACCAGAGCCCTCCAGATGTGTAGCCATCTGTTGTATGACGCTGGCAAACATTAACTCCATGTCTCTCCGGTCTTGATCATCAAGCTGGTCAATGCTCTCTAAAGCCTCAGAGAGCATGACCATTGAATTGTATAGATTAAAGTTTTCTGCTGTTTTTTGTACGTTTATCTTAGCTTTTTCAAACGGTGTTAGTACTATTTTATTTTTTGGCATATCAACTCCTTTTCGTAAATATAACCCATTAATAAGTATTTGTCAAATTAATAGTATACTATTGCGATAGTATTTTAATATGCCCTCTCAAAACAAGCTTATTAAAAGTGGTCTCTGCGATTATTTGAATATCCCCGTCATTGTAGGAAATCTCGTAATTATTCCTCCACTTAATAGCACTAACATCCGTTTTCAAAGCACCAGAAGCCAAAACTCGTGTAATTATTGCGAGCTTGCCCATATCTTCAATTAAAGTTCCCACTGAATATTTGAAGATATGTTCCGGATCATGCACCCGATGGCACCTCCTCTATATCAATAGTTGTATTTGATTCGCCATCACTGCTTAAAACATGCTTCAAGAAGGCTCTGTCTATGAAGTCCAAGCGACCAGCATACACGATATTTTCTGCTAACTCAGGTATTCCTACCCACGGGTTCATCTGAACGCTAACTGCTGATAAAACGGCCATAGCTCTGCCTTTTTCGTCGAATATGACAGATCCTGATGCTCCCGGTAATGCAAATGATTGCAACACTAAATTAGTCCCCTTTTGCTTGGCTACCATACCTTGGAAAACCATTTTTCCTAAGTCCGAAGGGTAACCAGCATATCTAATTATGCTCCCAACTTTGTTATCGTCGTAATTAATTCTAAACTTTACAGGTTTTACATGATTTAGTTCTCCCATTACTCTAATGATTGCTAAATCTCTGATCTCTGACTTCCATAAAACCTCGGTCTTGGCGACATCTAAGCCATCCTGAACCCATATTTCTCCGGCCTCTACGACGTGGGCAGCAGTTATAATAAACTTGTGCCTTCCGTGCTTAAAATAGTTCCCTGATCCGTGTCCTCTGTTTTCTCCGTCTTTGATTATAAGCTTAACTGATGAGCTTATACTACGATCCAATTTACCGACAGAATAAGTAAGTTGGTCGCTGTTGTCTTCTAACATGTCATCCGAGGTGTCCAGCATCGGCATAACACATGAAAATAAAAATAGTAACATAATATGTTTCCCCCCATAAGTAACTATGGTCGGAAAAACCAAAAAGGCCAAAAGCTATGCTAATGGCCTACGGGGGCGGGAGTAGTAGATGTTTATTTGATGGGAATGATTGCCTGTATGCTCTCTGGGCGGCAGATTATTTTATTATTATTTTGATCGATAAAGATAAGAAATCCACGGTGTTTCCTGTCAAACATACAGTCTGTTACGAACTCTCCATCATTCCATTCTATTGAGTACATTTCGCCTTCTTTAAGATTTTCCATCTTTATCTCCGAGATAATTCACAAGATCAGTAAAGCCACCAATGAACTTTTCCTTGTTCTTTTCCGTGTGTTTCTCGATTATCATCGGAACAGTGTCCCAATTGTACTTATTCTTAAAATAAGACAACAGAGCATCAGATGAATCAAGACAACAAAACATAAATTGCTCTCCTTTCTCAATTAAAAGATCTTTAGCATGTACGCAGAAAGGACACTCTGTCCAAGCGTAGACTTCAAAGTAGCGCATCTTTATCCCTTTAGTAACGTTTTGTTACTTGTTAATATTTTTGTTTCAATAACAGACGGACTACCTATAACTGTTATCTCGTTTGAGTTATGTAGTCTCAAATCAGTAAAGTCGGCGTTTTTGTTCAGGTTTAAATTAAGCTTACCCTCGTTCAACATACTTTTTAAGTCTGTGTTCTCTGACATAAAAGATATTTGTGTCGCATTAATCGAAACCTCGGACAAATAAAACTGCTCGCCTTCCAGTGTCTGTCTTCTGTTAACCTTAAAAAGTTTTATAAACATTATCCACCCACCAATTGCACTACTCTCTTGTCGACAAGGTAGACTTCATCGTCAAAGAGCACTTTAATTAACTCTTCATCAACCGGCTTATTATCAATTACAATCCCCATTCTTGGTTTTTTGGCCACAGATAAAGGAACCACATCTTTGCTTGCCTCAATGATGACTGTTCCTTGCGGTATTCTAACCAAATCTCCATTAATCAACATCAGATGACTCCGGTGCTGACACTGGCTCTGGGATTGTCGGAGCTTCTGGCTCTTTCTTGGCATTGGTATACCCATTTAAAATCATTTGAGCGTCTGTGAGTTGCCTGTCGGCTTTCGCAAGCATCTGCCTTGCTTCATCGATCATAGTAGATCCCATATCGTAATGCCCCAATTCTAACATTTGCATTGCAAGTGTTACCGTCTGGCCAGCTTTACGTACATCTACTTCATTTAGCATCTCTTCCACCTTCTCTGGTACTTTGTCCAGATTGACGGCATAAGATATTCTAACATCCATTTTTTACTCCATTATTAGTTTATAAATTGTTGCAGCAACCAGTCCGGTTACCGTTGTGGCAATTGTCCAAAGTATCTTTGTAACATTTCCTTGCCACGATTCTAAATCCTTTATCCTCTCATCAAGGTCACGAATTCTTGTATAAAGACCAGAATTAGGATTGTAAATTGCAGTTTTAACATCTCTAATATCTTTATGTAGTTCTTCTTGTTTCTGAACCATGTTTTTAAGTTCACTATTAATCTCAACTAATGTAATCCTCAACTCGCTTAAATCTTGTTCGTTCATAGAAAATCTCCATAACTAAATAGTCTGCTTATGAGACAATCGCATGGCTCGTAGTTATCAAAGTGGAGGCGACAGAGACGGCATTTTGAAGAGCACACCTTGTCACCTTAACAGGGTCAACTATACCTTCGTCAAGCATGTTTACAACGTCGTCAGTCATGAAATTATAGCCTTTATTGCCAGTGAGGTGCCTTACCCTATCTACAATAAGATCAGGCGATTTTCCGGCGTTTATGGCCATTTGACGCAAAGGTTCCTCAACAGCATCAAGTATAATTTTTGCTCCAATTGATTGCTCTTCATTGTCTGTTTCTACATGCAGACCCGTGGAGGTGCGTAGTAGGGCAACTCCTCCACCAGCAACAATGCCTTCTTCCTGTGCTGAACGGACTGCTTCAAGCGCATCATCAATACGATGCTTCTTCTCAATCATCTCAACCTCTGTGGCTGCTCCTACTCTGATAACAGCGACGCCAGAAGCAAGACGAGTGATTCTTTCTTGTATTCTTTCACACTCTTTGAGGCTGTCTGTGTCTTTAATTTCAACCTTTAGAGCTTCGATTCTCTTATCGATCTCCTCATGATTCCCAGTTCCACCTACAATTGTTGTCCAGCCCTTGTTTAAAGAAATGGACTTCGATTGACCAAAGTGGGTTAGCTGGATTTGCTTGAGACTGAGGCTGTTCTCTCTTGTCACAAACGTAGCACCAGTGGAGGAGCAGAGATCTTTTAGTATGCTTCTTCTCTCCTCTCCGTACCTTGGAGGCTTGACAGCAGCAATCTTCATTGTGCCTCGTACTGCATTGGCAATAACAGCAGCCAGAGCTTGACCTTCCATATCAGCAACGATAAGCAAAGGCCGGTTATCACGAGCAGCTAGCTCCAGTGTGGGGAGGATCTGTTCGATTGTTTCTATCTTCTCATCAGTAACTGCGATGAGAGGATTGTCATACTCTACTGTTCCGTTCCTTTCATTATTAATAAAAGTGGAGGAAAGATAACCAGAATCAAACCTGAATCCCTCGATCATATCGAGAGAGGTTTTGAGGGAGCGAGCTTCTTCAACGAGAACGGAACCATCTTTACCAGCAGAGTCAACTGCGGTGGAGACTAGCCTACCGATGGATTTATCATTGTTGGCCGAAATGGTGGCGATATGTCTAATGTCTTCTTCAGACCTGACAGGGATGGCGACCTCTTTTAGCTTGTCAACGATAGCTTCGGATGCTTTATCCATGCCTCGTTTAATTTCAATGGGGGACACACCAGCGGTCAGGTATTTCTGTGCCCGTTGAAGTATAGCCCTTGTAAGAACGGTGGCAGTTGTTGTACCATCACCAGCCCTTGTTGCAGATTGTTCGGCGGCTTGCTTCACAATCTGTGCTCCAACATTCTCAAATGGATCTTCAAGCTCCACGAACTTAGCAACGGTAACACCATCTTTGGTGATAACGGGGACACCTTGTTCTTTGTGGAACAGAATCACGTTACGGCCTTTTGGGCCAAGGGTGGTTGCAACGTTGTCTGCTAACTTGTTTATTCCATCGAGTATCTTTGAGTTTAGTTCGTAACCATTACTGAACTTTCTAATCATCTTTCCTCCAAATTGTTTTTACTTAGTTAATATAACCTCTTGAATCAATTTGTCAAGTATATTCTCTAAATTATTTTCATTTAATTTATTTTCCGAAAACGTTCTACTTCCTTTAGCTCCTGTTACTTTCGGGGCATGACCAGCAGAAGCGCCGGTTAGTGTATCAAGTAGTGTTACCAAGTGACCATCGGCTGCTTCATAGGCTTTAATGGCAGCATTTCCATAATCTTTAATTTTGGTAAAATCCGTTTCTTTGACCGAAATGTATTGCTTTGCGCCTTCTTCTGCTTTAAAAAGTTCTCGAAAATAATTTTTAGCAGCATTATAGGCGACTCCCGTT